GGTTTCAATGCAGTTTCTGCAATGTGGAACATGTTGCAGCCTCTGCAGTGGGCCACTACATGGATGGGTGGAGAACACATCCTGAAGGGTTATGCCTCTGCCTTCAAGCAGCTTGGTGGATACTACGCCGAGCGTGTGAGCAAGCATGGTCTGGGTCGCATGGCACCGGAAGAGCAGATGAAGCTATGGCAGAAGCACATCCGCTTGGCTGGATCCGCGTCGGGGGGACGAGACCTTCTAGGCATGGGTCATGATGCCATTAGCATGATGGAAGGTTCGTCCTTCATGCGTCGACCGCAGGGCACTCCATCCCTTGGCAAGTGGCTTCTTATCGACATGCCCATGGCTCTCTTCCAGGCTGCCGAAGCAGTGAACCGCATCACGGTGGCTGAAGCGACCATGGGCTGGCTGGGTCAACTGCAGCGTCAAAGTGGTATCCGTTTGGCTGGCAACGAGGCACTTGACTTTGCCCAGTTGATGCAGTCCACAACCAACTTCAACTACAACCCCATTACCCAACTTCAGGCGTTTCAGAAGGGTGGATTGCTTGGCAACTCCCTCCTCCGAATGTTCTTGCAGTACCCCACCCGTACGCTGAGCAACCTGTTCATCAGCAATCAGCTCGGTGGGGGGACGCGCTCCTTCGGATTTGGCAGGTTTGGTGGGCCCACAGTTGAGATCCCTGCTGTCATCGGCGACATGTCTCGACTTCTTGGCACCGGTGCGGTGGCCTACGAGATCGGCAAGAACATGTTCAATGTCGACTTGTCTTCTGGTCTGGCAGGTTCTGCCCTTGGACAATTGCCTTCGCAGTTCATGTCAAAGGGGCTGCCTGTGCCACCGGTAATTGACATTCCGGCACAGCTCATCAGCTCACTAGGTGAGGGCGATCGCGAGCAGTTTAGGCAGGCCGCTTTCCGCCTGCTTCCGGGTGGTATCGCGATTCAGAAGGTGTTGGGTGCCATGCCTGCCCTTCCAGGCGGTGGCAACTTCGGCATCATCCAGTCTCAGTATGCAGACTGGGGCAATCGAAACGAACAGGGCATGGTGCCCGTGTACGACAGCAACGGCATGCTGCAGTCCTTCGACTCGCCTTTCTCTCTTGTGATGCGGGGTATCGGCGCTGACTTCAAGAAGCACCAGTCCCCCCAAGAGGCAACGAAGTTCTTGCTGGCCAACCGACAGGAGATGGTTAATCTACGTCGCAAGTTCAAGGACGCAGTGTTGGGCAACAACATGACGGCAGCCAACGCCATCGAGGCCGAGTACCGAAAGCGTTATGGTGTACCGATGACCGTTAAGGAAGGCGAGTGGGATCGTGCAATCTCCATGCGCGAGACCTCAGTTAGCGAGCGCATGCTGGACACGATGCCTTCTGACGTGCGTGGCATGTACCAGCAGGCACTTGCAGGTTCCCCATTTGCACAGCGCATGGGTCTTCCCCCTGGTTCACTGGCTGAAGGGGAGACGGCCAAACAGCGCGAGTCAGTCCGACGATTCAATGTCGATATCGGAGCCTTGGCTGGCCAGAACCCCGAGTAAGTCTCGGTTGTCCCACTTGCCCATGGCGTACTCAACCACGTCCTCTGCACGCAACCGCTCCACCCACACCATGAATGAGGATCCACGGTCGGGCTCATCCGGCTGCTCCTCACGCCACCGGCGGTACAGCAGGTTCAGGGTGCCCAGTACTAGGCCCGCTTCCTCCACCCGCAGAGAATGCACCGCCTCCAGTACCCGAATGCGTTCGGCGAACCGGTTGACCATGCGCTCGAGCATGTCGGCGTGAGCCTGAAGTTCGCCCTTCTTCTGGGAGGGGCGAGCCGGTGACCGGGGCCCTCCGTTCACTCGGTGTCGGTAGCTCATATTTTGTACCAGAATTGGAATTTGTGGCCGTCAGGGGTGGCCCTAGCCGACCACTGAACAGCCCGGGGAGAAAGTTTGAGAGCCGAACCCAAGACGCCATCCATAGCGTCCCGGATTCGAGCTGGTATCTGGAAGGTCGCAACTCGCCAGAAGCCCCCTTCCAGAAAGGCTGTGAAGTCCAGATCCCCCGCCAGACGCACCAGCGTGCCCTTGGAGGGCTCCGAGACGTCTAGCCACCCCTCCACCACCTTGGAGGAGGGGGCACCGTGGAGGGCATCCCAGCCCGCCACAAGCCATTGGGAGCGTCCCCCCAGCGAGTGGGTGGTTTCCCATAGGTCGAGGGAGCAGCGGGACCGGCGTAGCCCCCGACGGGGGGACACAGGGCCGGGGGGTAGGGGGCAGGACTTGGCCGTCCGCATGGTGGTCCAGAATCTAACAGCTCTGGGGATTCTTGCGTCGGGCCTTACCAGTTGAATGTGGGCCATGCCGTTTCCAGCATGGACCCACCTAGCAGAAGCCCCCTGGACACCGGGCAGGTAATCCAGGGGGCGATCGTGGGGGGACGATTGGTCGCCATGGTAGTGACTGCTTCCCACGGGGCAAGTCATGGCTTCGAGATCAGGCGAGGCTGAGCGGCGACACCAGGAACTCCTTGAAGTACTTGGTGCCGGGCTTGACCTTGGACTCGTCGTAACGGGCGCGCAGCTTGACCGGGATCACGTTGCCGTTGTTGATCCGCTCCTGAATGGTCTGCATAGCCATCTGCAGATTCTCAGGACGACGGCCCAGCAGGGTGGTCAGGTGACCCTTGATGCGCTCCAGCTCGATGCGGTTGCGGGTCTTGGCACCTTCATCCGTCAGCTGAGTCGGGTCGCTCGGCAGGTTGAACCGGGCGCCAGTAAAGCTGCGAGGCTCGGGGCTGCCAGGATCCTCGACCATCTGATACTGAAAGGTGATGTCGATGGACGGAAAGACCTGCCCATCCTTCTGCTTGAAGTCACCTTCCTCGATGGTCATGCCAGTCACGAGGACGGCATGGTCGCCAGCATCGGGACGCCAGCCTGCGCCGGAGCCCTCGGTGTTGGCCTCGACGGAGGCGAAGCTGTTGTTGTACGCGGCGAACATGGTCGACTTGATGTTGCTCATAGTGAGCCTTTCGTAAAAGGAGTTGAAAATGGAGTGAGACACGGAACGAAGTAAATTGGAAGGCGGAGGTGGGACACCGTCGAGGGCCCACCCCCACCCTTCCGGGGGTCAGGGAGTGTTGGCGGTCTTGTACGCCTCCTCGAACAGAACCCAAGGTTCTGCTGCACCAGTCACGTCGATGTCGGGCATCGGCTTCAGGGTGCGGGTACGGATCAAGCGCAGGTAGCGTGGATCACGGAACGCGATGGTGCGAGTGATCGTCTGCTTGGACACAGTGCGATTCTGTGTCACCTGCTTCCCGGCCACGGTAACGACTGTAGGTTCCACGATGGTCGTCTCTCGAACCTCTGAGCGCATGGGGGCGATGATCTCGACCACCTTGGACAGTCGCTCCCGCAGACCGGGAGGCAGGGACAGATAGTGCTCTTCGACCTTGGAGCCTTCGCCGATCTCCACCCAGTCACGAGACAGGTGGGCCAGCAGCCAGACGCCGTAGCCGTGCGAGCGAAGTCTATGGGCTACATCAATCACTGTGTCGTACAGACGCTCCCATGCAGCGGGTCCGTGTGCCTGCTCGAACAGTTCCTTACCCATCTGACGTGCGACCCACGGCTTCAGCAGACGAAGCATTGGGATCATGGTGTCGATCACCACCATCGAGGGCCGCTCGTCACCGTTCTTGGCCATGTCGCACAACTGCTTGATCTTGGCTTCGACGTGATCCCACGTCATGATGAGGGGCTTGCCATCCACATCAATCGGTCGACCATCAGCACCGATGCCTGGCCACACAACGCACTTGGCGTGGGGGGACACGGTGGACGAGAGGTCAAGGTTGATGATGAATGCGTCGGGGCAGGACTGGAACAGATAGGACTTGCCGCTGTTCTGCTCACCAACAATCATGCCGAACAGGTTGCGAAGAGAGTAAAGACCGGGGCCTCCTTGGAAGCCGAGGTTCTTGTATGCGCGCACCGGCGGAACGGCCGATGCAGTTGTCTGATGAATGCTCACTGGATTCCTCCTGAGTTGCGTGCAATCTCACCGAAGGCGTCACCAAAGCCACGCGGCCTAGTGAACTCGAACGGCGTCTCGTTGTCAAATCGTACTTCTTCCTCGTCCCCCGCATCCGGGCGGGGGCCGGCGGCCCCGCCCGGGGTGGGGGCAGGGGCAAGACCATCAATCTGAACTGTCTTGCGGAACGAGATCTCGAGGATCTCCAACCATGCGTTGAACGTGGAGAACGACACAGTGCTCCCCGTTTCCTTGCGGAACGCACTGTGAAGCGATGACTTGTTAGTGATGGTCCCCCCACTGACAAGCTTTGCCAGCATGGGTTTGATGATGGTGAACAAGATGTCGGGCAGGAGGGTGCCGAACTCGCTCTTCTGAGTTCGACCCTCGGGATACGGATCATTGGGCATTGGTGGGCTCCTGAATGGTGTCACGATCGACCACGACAAACCCCTCTTGCAGGACAATGTCGGGCCACTCCGAAACTGGACGCAGCACAAACGGCGCGTATGTGTCCAGTGTACCAGATCCGTGGACTTCCGTGGGCCACGGATATTCATGTGGTTCCAGCGTGGCAATCCGCCACTTGTTCACGATTGCTAGCCGGGCCTCATACTGACCAACCCACTGGGCATCCTGCAGGGCAGTGCCACTCGTGAAGGAAAGGTCGACCACTGGTTCGGCCATGCGATCACCAGCAAAGTGGGCATAGTCCTTCTCGCCGCGGTACCACTGGCGGCAGCGCTCGAGGTAGTTCTCAAGCCTGGGTTCGCCGGTATAGACCTTCTCGTTGCGGGGCTCACCCTTCCGGGGTCCACTCTTGAGGGGCGTGGTGTCGAGGAAGTAGTCCCGATCAGCCTGGCCAAAGGAGATGGTGGGCTTGCGGACAATGGCATGCAGCATCCCGCCTACTGTCACATTAGAGGGCAGATCATACTGCGATTGCAAGGTGCCTCGGCACAGCATGTTGTGGAGGACGGACATGTAGTGCTGGGTCTGCGGCTCGATGGGGCAGGAGGCAGCACGAATGCGAGGACTGATGGAGGTGGTCTTGTAGTCCACAATCCACAGGGAGTTCTGGGTCCGGTGGTACAGCAGCATGTCAGGCTGCATCACGCAGGGTACTGGCAGGGTGCGCTTGTCATCCAGCTGGATCTCCGTTTGCAGCTTGCACTCACGGCAGATGGGCACGAAGTTGGGATCAGACAGGAACTCGTGCAGTGAGCGGTTGTTGGCAAGGGATCCGGGAATGGGCAGGTCCTTGGCGGTCATGGCCCAAACCCATGCACAGTCGGCGTCCTGCTCTTCGGTTGCCAGGATCTCACGGGTGCGTTGATCCCCGATTGCCAGCAGCTTGCAGATCTCGCGGATCTCATCCATGCGAGCCTCCAGCTTGGCACGGTACCGAACGTGGCTTTCATCACCCGTGAGTCCTGGTGTTAGAAGGATCTCAAGAGCGAGGTGGAACCACGTGCCCTGCGAGAGGGCCGTGCTGTACCGCAGCGCCGGGACAAGGCCGAGCTTGCGGGTCAGGTAGTAGTGAAAGGGCGAACCGATCGCACGGAAATCAGACGATCGGACAGGGGGGATCCGCTCAACCAGACCGTGCTGGGCGAGCAGATCGCGCGACCCCGTGGGGGTCGACCGGAACTCAGGCGGCATGTTGTTCTCCTTATGGGTTATCCACCACCGAAACTTGTCAAGCTAAAAGTACCTGATCCTGTAAACACGTGATAGATGTAACCATCACCCCCAGGATAGATATCATCACCACCCGTTCCCTTGATGCCGTACTCATCAACACCAAGATAGCGAATCACGAGAAGTCCTTTTCCACCAGCTCCACCAAGAGTGCTGGTTGTGCTGGAAGAGGTGGCAAATCCACCACCACCACCGCCACCAGTGTTGGGGGTACCTGCAAACCCATTGCCGGTATCACCACCATTTCCACCGCCACCCACGCCGCCGGTAGCTTGCTGCGTAGCTGCGGCAAATGAGCCACCACCGCCACCTCCACCCACTTGAAACCCCCAGTAGGTTGTTAGGTCGCCAGCTCCACCATTACCACTCTTTGTAGTAGCTCCAGCCTCACCTGCAGCCGTACGTCCACCACCACCACCAGCTGCAGAATTACCTGCAGTGTCCGCGCGGTTGTTTCCACCGGCACTACCGTAACTTACACCATCAACGGAGTTAGCAGCACCACCTGTTCGGCTAGTCGCAGCACCACCACCGCCGCCACCAGAAGCACCAGATCCACCATTCTGTTGGGCGGTAGTTCCAGCTCCACCTCGGCCGCCACGGCCACCACCTGCAGCGCTGTAGTTAAAAGTAAAATTGCCGGGTAGATCGGTAATGTAAGTGTTTGCACCGTTATTGCCCAAAGCTGTAGAAGCTGTGCCCCCATTCCCAATACCAACTTCGTAGGCCCAATCTTCAACTACGTCAAACGCATCATCCGCAAGGCTGAACATAACGGAATGGATACGAACTTCTCCAGCGCCACCGCCACCACCTGGAAAGCTGTTTAACCCTCCACTTCCAGCTCCACCCCCACCAACGAGCAACACCTCAGCCCCAAGAAGTGGACCCGTAACTCCACTCCATACTCCGGCGATGGTTTGATTGACTGGAATAAGACGGTTGCCATCATAGGCACCCTTACGTGCTCCAAATCCCCCGTTTAGTCGAAGCAGGCGAAGGCGATCACGCATTACACCTCACCCCAAAGAATGTTCCACACTGGTGTAGCGGATCCACTGCACGTGAACTCAATCAATTCTGCACCTGCTGGATCTGCAATGAATGAAGTCATTTCATTTGCAGTCGTCTGAACTGCTTTGAGGTCTCCAGTGGTAGCCCCAGCATTGCGACCCCAACCAAGATTCACAGCGTTATTGGTGATGTAGGTGGTGTTAGCAGTAGTCACATTTGAAGTCTTGCCAATGGGAGTAGGACACCATCTACCAATGTCTGGAACGTAGCTCCAACCCCAAATCCTAAAGACCAGATTGCTACTTGTATTCTGAGTTGCAAGCGCAATGAACTTGAGATAGTTCGTCACCCCAGGAATCACAATCCGATTGTTGGCCGTATCCGTCACAGGCTTAGTGGCAGTTGGCACTGGATCAGCCGGTGCAGCTGAGGCAGCGGCTGCATTACCATCAACAACAGCCAGGTGCATGGTCTTACGGGGAGTCGTCAGCGTGACAAGTTGGTCCATCGGTTGGTTCCTCGGGAGGGGTGTTAGCTGGGAGTATAGGGCACAGCGCGGCGTTGACCAAGAGGCGAGCAGCCCACTCAGCTACGGCTCGGCGTGCACTCATGCTCGTGTTCGGTAAGAGAATCAGACCAATATTTCTTTCAAGCAGGATGCGGTGCAGGGAATCCACTGCGTTCCACGGATCCGGCAGGTCCTTCGTAGGATTCATGGTCTCGAGGATGTTCCCCTCAAGCAGCAGGTAGGGATACAGACAGGAGTCCTTGAGCCGATCCATGGCAGCCACGAACTTCCGTCTGCCATCTGGTGTCAGGCAGTTGCCTGCTACCTCGGCGAGGGATCCCTTGCGTTCAATCAGGCAACCGGCTTCGTGGCCCTTGAGTAGGTAGTCCCCAGTCTTGAGGGTGGCCTTCTCGATCTTGAGGTGGTACGTGCGTGAACTCCGGGAGAGAGCAGGCAAATCCGACCTGAGCGACGGAAGATGCTCAGGAAAGGGCAGCGGCTTCTTCTCCCTGGAGTCCACGACGATTGTGAGTTCGTTCTGCACCCCACCAGTCTAGCTAAAGTCGTACTCCAGGGGAACGGTATGGCCGTAGTGGGACTGGAGCATGGCCCAGTAGCCGGTGTCACGGACTTCCTCAATGTGGAACTTTAACTTCTGCTTTAGGGAATCCAGGTCCACGGAGGGATGCACGTCGAGGTAGACCGCGTCATAGATCTGGAGGAACATCTTGACGTGGGGGGACAACAGGGGAGCAATGGCCCGCTGGATGGCGAGGAGGGTGTTGCCGGCCTGGGTCTGGATGGGGAAGTTGACGATCTCGTTGAGGTGCTCGGAGCTTCCCCCCACGAAGGTGCGGGACTGGCCGGTGAAGGGCAGGGTCAGGGAGCCTTGGGCGTCAGCGGTGCGGATGAGGGACTGCTGCCAGGTATGGAGGCCGGGGCGGGCGTCGGGCCGGGTCTCGGCTACCTCTTCGAAGAAGGACAGGGGCATGAGCTGGCCGGTCATCTCGTGGACGGACATGCGCATCCGGAATGGGGAAGCGAGGAAGAGGTCGGCGAAGTTCATGGTCTTGCCGACCTGGCGCTCAAGCTTCTTGAATGTTGGAGACGAGAGGCAGGACTGGCCGAAGAGCTGGACGGCCCGGTCAGTGTGGAGATCCAGGCCATCGTTGAAGGCGGCAAGCAGGGACTTGTCGCCGGAGCACAGAGCAGCAACTCGCAACTCGATCTGGGACAGGTCGAGAGACAGGATGGTACCGCCATGGAACCGGGACTTGATCGTTGCCTTGATCGTGGGGGGAAAGGTCTGGGCGCTGGGGTTCTTGCAGGTAATGCGGCCCTGGATGGTGCCGCCCTCAGAACCGGAAGCGTCCTTGGAGGCGGAGGGTACTGGGTACCAGACTGGGAAGGCGAGCCCGTCAGCCTCGCCGGCATGTGGGAGTGGGAGAATGGTGGACGACTTGTCCTCGGGCTTGTTGCGCTTGCCGTGGAGCAGGGGCCAGATGTAGGTGGAGAGCATCTTCTGTGCCTGCTGATGAGCGGCTGCAGCTTCGAGGATTGCGATCTCCCTGGTATCGGTGTCCCGGAGGAACCCACGAATCAGGTTCCGATTGGCGTCGGAGAATGAGAAGGCGCGTGTCTTCTCCGTGAACTGAGCCAAGGGGTGTGACAAGATGTCGACTCCTCGGGATGAGAGCAGACCATTTGTCACATTGAGGAACTCGGTCTTGCTCTTGGCAGAACCGGTGCCCTCAAGCTGAACGCCATGGGATTCAGCCTTGGCCATGGCGTCGGATGCCTGGGTCAGGAGAGTGGACTGCAGGTTCTCCAAGTCCTTTCGGGACATGGGGATGCCGGCTTCGGACATGGTGATGATGGTCCACAGGCAGTCCGAGTAGTGGCGAATGCAGTAGTCAGACAGCTTGTCCGTACCAGGCCAGTCGAGCAGGATGCGACGGGCGAGTTCGGAGGAGGCGAGCAGGGTGTTGTGCGTGTCCTGGGCTGCGTAGTCCAGGAACTCAGGATCGTGGGGGGACCTGAACTTGCCGTCCTTGATGGTACGCTTGTAGGCATGAGTACCGAGGACTGGTCCAAGGGATTTGAGCGATCGTTCTGGGCGCAGTTCCGAGTGGAGGTAGTTGAGGATGGACAGGTCGAACAGGGTCTTGCCGTACGGGGGCAGGGCGAACTGGAACCTGTGGTCACAGGCTCGCAGGAACTGCAGGTCAAAGGGCAGGTTCATGCCGAGGATGGCGTCAGCCCACGTGAGCCAACGGTGAAGAAGTACCCGGTCCTTCTCCTGGTCCATGTGCATGGTGAAGGTACAACAGGGCTTCGCCTGGTCTAGCGTGATGGCCTTGTAGTTCTTGGTGCATGGGCAGGAGTGGACTTCCGTGGTGATGGTGCACGTGAGCACCATGTTGTCACGTGAGACGCCGTCGGTGATGAGTGCGCGTTGTGGATGGAAGGCGGATTGGGAGGGGAGGACCTGGCCCTTGGAGTTGTGGGTGCACGCACCATACGTCTCGATGTCAAGCGAGATAAGCTTCATGCGTTGGGGTCCTTGTATCCGTAGGCAGCAAGGGCAGCCCGCATCTTGAGGAATGCGGTTTGTTCGTGGTGGGTGACTTGGGACTTGGTGATGCCCAGGATGTCAGCCACTTCCTGCTGGGTGCGGATGGGTGCGAATGGGACAAGGGCACGGTAGTCACCTCGCCGTGGTTGGTTGGCAAGGTATTCGCTTGGACGTGTTGCCTTGTGCATCAGAATTCAAAGAAGTCTTCGATGTTGTTGACGATGTAAGAGGCTGAGAGATCCTCGATGGTATTGAGGATTCCCTTCTTGATGAGGTCCAGTTCGAGGTGGTCAGCACGACCGTTGTTATCGAAGTGGATGTCGTCGATGCTGATGTCCTCGATGTCAAACGACTCAGGCAGGTTGGTGGTGGTCTCACCATACGGCACTGGAGTTGGTTCAGAGTAGAAGATCTTAATCTTGCCCTCGATGAGGATGTCGTAGGAGTCCTCGCATCCAGCGAAGGCTGAGGTCTGGAAGTCCTCGAGCGTCTTCTTGTCGGAGCCGTACTTCTTCTTCTCCGCGTAGTCGATGAGCTCTGAGAGACGAAGAGTGAAGGTGGTATCCATCATGGCATTACCTCGAAGGGGGAGAATGGGGGGACGACACGTGGCGAGGATGCTACAGGCATCGCGCCAGTCAGTGCGGCATGGACGAGAGTCATGTGATCGGCGACGGGGTGCAAGAGATTGCGAGAGCGGAGCACAGCGGCGGGATGGAATGTGGTGAAGAGTTGCCAGTCCCCCCACAGGTTGGTGGGGGTGCCTTGCTTGGTGAAGGCGGAGGTCAGGGACCAGGGCTTGGGGTGTGTGAACTTAGTCACAGTGGAGATGGCGTGAGCGCCGGTGCACAGCAGGATCTTGGGGACGTGAGGTTGGATGATGCCGCCGATGGTGTCAAGGTCCTGGGCGGAGAACTTTGGAAAACAGCAGCGAAAGTGGCGGGGCTTGGGCGGGGCAGCTGCGGGGGTGTAGCAGCGGGCGGTGTTGAGGAGGAGGACGGTGGCGAGTGGGGTGATGGCGGGAAGGTAGATCTCCTTGAGCATCTTGCCTGAGGGCCCGACGAATGGCTCGTTGGATCGGTCCTCCTGGAAGCCGGGGTTCATGCCGAGTACGGCAACGACGGGCGTCGAGGGATGAAGGGGCTGGGAGTCGGGAAGAAAAACCCCGGGGACTCCGGGGTTCTTTGCGTACTTGTGCAGGTCGCACGCTGTGCACTGGGGTTGGGGCAGGACCAGGAGGTTCATGCGGTGGGTTCCTTCTTGGGTGGGATGCACCAATCCCAGATGGCTTCGTATTGCTCGGGGACCTGGAGCTTGCGACAGAAGTCGTGCAGGTCTCGGTCAATCATGAAGGCGTAGGGGAAGAGTCTGTCCCCGTCTGGGCTGGACTCGAGGACACACAGGGTGGGGATTCGTGCGCCTGTATCTTCATGGCGCAGATCCACAAGTGTGATGGCGGGTACGGGTCGCTGCTTGAATGCGTGCCACAAAGTACGCAGGTTAGTTCCGTTCGCATCTGATGGCATGGGAGATTCTCCATTAGCAACAGTTGAGTGACTGTCCGATTCCCCGCACGAGATCAGCTGCGACGTCTGCAGCCTTGAGTGGGGAGTCGACCACGAACCAATGACCCACATTGTACTGGGCCTGGAGGGTGGAGGCATCGACGTTGATACCGACACAGAACACGGGTGTGGAAATGGAGGAGACGATCTTGCGAACTTCGTTGGTGTCGTCGTGATGGGTGCGGTCGGGATAGTCAGGGTGTTGGCAGAAGGCTTGCGGATCACCGTCAGTCAGGATGAGCATGATGCGATGGGCATCGGGGTAGTTGCACTCAAGGTGCTGGTTCAAGGTGTGGATGGCACAGGAGATGGGAGTGCCACCGCCTGGCTTGTTGTTGAGCATGTCGTCTTCGGTGTCGAGTCGACGAAGCACGCACAGATGGTCTGACTTCGTGGGGGGAAGTGGCAGCGTGATGTTGAGTGGGTGATTGGAGTTATCGGATTCCAGTTTGCTGCGTGAGTCGAACGAGAAGGCTTCGACCTTGATGTTGGAGTTGCGGGAGAGACCGTCTCGCATGCCGCCAAGGAAGCACATGGCTCCGTGCATGCAGGTTGGGAGGTTGGGAAGTGGCTTGCTGTCGGGGCCACGGAGATAGCAACTCATGGAGCCTGAGCCGTCGACGAGGATGCCGATCACGATCTGTCCGTTGCCGGCGTCTGGATGGACGGAGAAGATGTTGGGATCGGAGAAGGCAGCGTAGCGCAGGAGGTTGCCCTCGTCGAGGACGCCGTCGAGGTTGCCGTGTTCGAGGGGTGGTGGGTTGGGAACGAACCACGCACTGCCAGAGATCTGATCGGCAATGCGTGCACGGTACTCAGCCTGGAACTTGATGGAGGTGGCGCGGTAGTCACGAGCTTGGTTTGCCTCCATCTGGTGGTCAGGGTGGCTGGAGTTGAGCAGACGATTCCAGTCTCCGCATGGTGCGATGATGCCGGGAACGATGCCCTCGTCCTTGTTCTTGGTCTCGTTTGAGCTGGGCTCGACGAGGATCTCGTGACGATTGCGATTCATGCGAGACTTGCGATCGGGTTTGCCGTCGAGGTTGCCGTTGTCGATACCTGATTGGCCACCACGGCCGGCACGCATGCGTCGCTCCTCAGTGTTGAGGTTGAGGGAACAAACGAAGTTGTGGATGGCGAGGAGGCGTGCGCCGTCGGTCTCGGGAGTGGAGAGGATGGTGGACCAAGCGGAGACTGCGGCGTTGTACGCGTTGTCAGTGCCACGCGGGAACTTCAGGCGCGTGGCTTGGGGGTTGAGGTTCCACGTCATGGCGATGCAGAAACGACGGAGCTCTGATCGCTGGGGGGACTTCTTGGAAACGTGGTTCTGCATGGTCTCGACTGCGGGCAGGAGCAGAGAGTCCTGGGCAGTGAAGATGTCAGACCAACCGGGCCACTGGGTGAGGATGCGAGAGCGTATGTCACGGACTTGCAGGGCCCACCAGATGTCGAGTGCACACTCGGCACGGATTGCGTCGGGATGACGGAGACCGTCAGGGGTGTCGGGGATGAGGGACTTGTCGTGGATCTGGATGAGGTTGCTGATGCCGATGCGGCCGAGGGTGGGAAGGACGAAGGAGATGGCCTCCATGGCCTCGAGTCCGTAGCCAGTCATGCCGTCGGTGAGGAGATAGTAATCGCCGACGTCACCTGCGAACTGCGGGTTGATGAAGTAGTTGGGTAGGTAGACGCTGGGTGTGTACTTTTCCTTGATGTTGAAGTAGGTGGACTCGATGTCTCGTTGGAGGTCGTCCGCGTTGCTGCATTCAAGAGTGAAGGTGTTGTTGCGGTAGGCGTGGGCCTGGATGAGGAGCGAGATGAACTCGTCGTCAGTGAGACGACGGATGGATGGGGCACAGTCCTTGCGCATGGTGAATGCGCGAGAGATGGAGCGTGCGAGTGCAACGAGAGACTGGTTGGAGAGCGTGTCCTCCGTCACGAAATGGATGGCGGTGGGCTTCTTGACCCACAGGGACCACAGGTTGGTTGCGGGCCGCGTGTAGTGGTCGACTTGGGGGTTGGATGCGTCGTTGGGCAGGTCGAACCAACCAGTGGGGTCGATGTCGAACTCGTCGATGACTTTGCGCAGCATCAGAAGGGCTCCGTGTTGGTGGTGGTGGAAGTAGCAGTACCCATGATCGAGGGGAACTTGCCGGTGAGGAGGGTGGCGAGGGCCGCACGCTGGGCAGGGTCCTCGACCTTGGAGAGCATGGTGTAGCGCAGAGACTGCTCACCAAAGCGGTGCAGGTCATAGGCAATGGCGAGAAGTTCACGCGTGGAGAAGGCCTCGATGGCTGAGGTCTTGGAACGGGTGGTGGCTGCGACCTCGCACAGGGCTGAGGCCTGGGCAAGGGGCAGATTGGTGCGGCGAGTGAGGAGGTTGGCCTCTTCGGTGGGGTTGAGGTAGGAGACTTCGATCACGCGTGCGAAGCGGTTGCGGATGGCGGAGTCGATGGGGGATGCGCCGACGTACTTGGCACCGACGTTGGTCGTGGCCATGAAGATGGTGTTGGGTCCGACGCGCACGGGACGACCGCGCTCCTCGACGTGGCACTCACGACGATGGTCGAGCAGGCCGAAGAGACCGTTGAGAACGGAAGCTGGGGCACGGTTGAGTTCGTCGAGCACGATGATGGCGTTGCCTGCCTCGACAGTGCGGACGAAGGTCGAGTCGACCCACGTGATCTGGGAGTTGACGATGGTGCGATAGCCGAACCAGTCGCGCGGCTCACGGATCACGGCGCAGTCCATGATGAGCGAGGGACGACGGGTCTCCTGGGCCAGCCACTGGCCGATGGAAGTCTTGCCGCAGCCGGTCGGGCCGATGAGTCGGACGTTGTGGATCTGCGGGTCAGCAGCAATGGCGTGGAGGTAGGTGGAGAGGTTGGCGTCGATCTCCAGGTCGATGCGTTCGGTCGGGGTTGCGGGCGTGTTGCCCGGGACGGACAGACCGTGGGGGGATGCGGCAAACAGGCCGTCGTCGTGTGCGGGCTTGTGGGTTTCGGGTGGCATGGGGTCCGGTGATGTGAGGCGTGCGGACGGGGTTGGGGTGATGGGCTTGATGGCGTTGACGCGTGCGCGCAGAGCAGCGAGAGCAGCGGGCGAGATGTTGAACGATGACATGTCAGTCCTCCTTGGTGGTGGGTGCGAGCTTGATGAACGCGGCGAGTGCGTCCACCTTGGCGTTGATGAGATCCATCTTCTGATCGAAGAGTTGCTGCGATTCGTGGTCGAGCTTGACCACGTTGACCAGGGTGAGAAATGCCTTCTCGAGATTGGCGAGACGCGTCTCGAGGTCAGTGGATTCGGGGGCGGGCATGACCATGGTCAGAAGATCCTTGCTGGGGGTTGCGGGAGTGTGGAGTCACGATCAATGACGGGGTCTGCTTCGGCACGGTTGTAGTTCATGTCGATGAGTTCGCAGACGCCAACTGATGGCGGAAGGAATGGCAGTTCCTGTTCGAGTACGTCACAGAACAGGGTGGTGTAGAGTTCGAAGTCGCTCAGGTGGTTGGTGTTGGTGACGTAGATGTTGAGCGCTTCGAGACAGGCGATGAGGAAGTTGAGATGGTTGCCGACGATGTTGAGGTCGGTCGTGCGTGCGCGTTGGTCGAGGGTGTCGGGGTGCACGAGCTTGACGCCGGCGTACTCGAGCATGCGCTTGTTGGTGGTGATGGGTGCGTTCTTGTCGAACTCGATCTCCTCGTAGACATCGGTGCCGAGGAGCAGGGTGGTTCGCAGGTTGGCGAGTGCGGAGAAGCGAGAGCGGATCTCGACGCGCAGAGAACGGATGCTGTGCGTGTCGATGCTGATGGGCGCGAGGCCCACGGGTGGATTGTCGAGGTTGTATTGGGCGATGGTGGTCATTAGTTGTAGCCCTTCTCGTGGCGGTCGATGTCGTCGGGGATGTCCGAGTCCTTGTAGTACGGGTCGTAGGTGGAGGAGGAGACGGAGTTGTGCTTGGCCTTGTTGGCCAGGGTGAGGAAGGCGGAGGGGGCGAGCTTGTCGTTGATGATGATGCGCTCGAAGTCCATGCCGGCGTTGAGTGCGGCGATGACCGCGTCCTTACCGGCTGCGAGGGATGGTGAGGGGATCTGCTCCTGGTCCTTGAGGATGGTGGCGTTGCGGCAGACGGCTTGGAATTGGAGGTTGCGGGAGATGGCACCCCAGAAGGCGTTCCAGAATGCGTCGGGGATGGAGTGGTCGGGGGAGGACTGCGTGTACATCACGGCGTAGGTTCCCTTGCGTCCGTTGACGGGGGTCTGTACGTAGGCCTCCATGTCCGAGGACTCGACTCGCTCCAACATCACGAGCTTCTTGTCGGGTGAGCCAGCGGAGAAGGGACGGGTGCGGAGGACGGAGAGGAGGGCGTCATCACCGGTACCAAAGACCATGGTGATGGAGAAGATGGGCTTCATCGGGCAGTGCTCCTGTTGGAGGGTGCGAAGTGGTGGATGGTGAACCAGGACGCGTCGTCACCGAGACGACGGTCGCTATCGAGACGGCGCACACGGCGATACTTGCCGGATGCGCGACGGAAATCAGGGTCGCCGGAGGTGGGGAGGAACGGGTTGGCGTTGCGATCGCGGATACGTGGGGGGAGTGCGATGGCGTCGATGTCGGCTGCATTGAAGCGGCCGAAGAAGGCTGCCATGCTACGGGAAAGCTGGTCGTCTGTCGAATTGAGACGGGCCGCGGAGCGACGACCGAGCTTGGAGATGAGGAACTCGGTGGCAGCACGACGGGCTGCGGCGTTGGCTACGCGGAGGAGTTCCGCGAACGAGGCATCGCAGGTACGGAGTGAGAAGTTGGGGGTGTCGCAGCCGTCGGGGTCGATGGCGGGGGTAGTGGGGTTGGGGTCGACGAGTTCCAGGCGGTCGCCGAATGGGGATTCGGTGACGCGGATGGGAATGTTGCCCATGGAGAGGGCGTGCAGGTCGGACTGGTGGATGCGGTCAATGCGATAGAAAGACATGGCGAGTTGCTCCTGTGTGTGTGGGAAGAGAAGTGGGGGTGGGCGCTGGGCCCACCCCCATGGGCGGTCAGACGATCTGACGGTCTTCGGAGGCGGGCGCCTGCGAGCCAACGGCGCAGTTGGCCGAGGGCTGAGCAGCGCTGTCGGTATCGGAGTCGTGACGCTGAGCACGAGCGACGTGCTGGAGCATGTCGAGGTCGACTGCCTCGATCTTGCGGACGCTGTTGCGCGGGGCATAGCCCGGGGTCTCCTCGATGCCGACGGTGACCTTGACGAGGATGGCATCATCAACGCACTTGTTGAGCTCGGCAGCGAAGGAGCGGGCGGTCAGGTCGAAGTCCGCGGGGAGCTCGAGGCCAAGGGCCTGGATGTACTGCTCATAGCGGAAGAACACCTTGGGGTTCTTGTCGATGTCGGGCAGCAGGTCCCAGATGAGGGTCTCGCGGCCGGAGTCGAGCGTGAGGGCCAAGGTGACGTTGATGTTAGTGGCGGACGCGTCCTTCTTGCCGGGAGCGCAAACGGCCAGACGGAGCATGGCCGGGTACGTACCCGGAGCAGTGAGCAGAGTCTTACGGGCTTCGGTCAGGTTCATGGCGAGTTTCCTTGTGAAAGAGATGAAGTGAAATGTCGGGTCGCCAACGCTGGCGGCCCCCTGCCCCGCCGCTCTCCCTTTTTTCAAGTGGGTGGAGTGGCTGCGTACAGGCAGAATGGAAGTCAAACACATAGCAAAGTCCCCCGACTCGGGGGCCGCAGGCCTCCCCCGAGTCGGGGACACACAGGAGTCATTCGTCGTAGAAGAGTTCTTCTACTTCACGGAAGATTTGTCGTGTACCACGTATGCTCCAGCGAGCATGAGGTGAGTCGCAGTCTGGGTCAACAATAAAGCCTTCCGAGTCAACCACGTTGGTGAGTTCCCAGAACTCAGTTCCTGAAGGGTCCTTGTCAAATGAGAAGAACGCGTAGAAATCGTGTACTAGTTCTTCGCCATCCCTAAAGAACGTGACGGAGAACTTGTTGGGCCCTGGTTGGGGTTTACTTGGCATTCTTGAACTCCTTCATGATCTGCTCCAACTGTTCTGGGGTGGGGTCGACTTCGATGAACTTGTATTCATCGTCGTCCTCGGGGAGATGGACGCCCATCTCGCGTCGTGATGCGGGTGATCGGATGGCGTCCAAGATCTGGTACAGGCCGATGACGAGGGCGAGGAAGATGGAGAGCAATGTGATTTCGATGAGAGTCATGGGGTTCCTTTCGTGGGGGGATAGGGGGCCGACCCCGGGCCGGCATCGTTCCGGCCCGGGGGTGGCCACAGGAGTCAGATGTTGGAGTAAGCCTTGTCGAGAGCAGTTCGTACGTTCTCGAGTTCCCGCCTTATGGGGCAGAGGACGCGTGGTGACACGAGGTCTCCACTGCGTGTGAACTCGAACATAGAGCTCTCGATTTTGCGGACGGTGTAGAGGGCAATGAAGAGTTCATTGCGCAGTTCGTCGATGGTGAGCTGTTCCATTAGTCGTTGGGGTTGTTGGGGGTGTTGGGGTCACAGAAGATGGGGGCCGAGTCGGGTTCGGCGCACACGGAGGTGATGTCCACTCGCTCGCAGTGCATGACGGTGGTGCATCCGTCGCCCAGCATGGAGCCGCCACAGTGAGGGCAAGTGGGATCAGCCTTGGCAACACGCATGCGGTTGGGGCATGCAGGGGTGCATTCGATCGAACCACAGTCAGCGCAGTAGCTGACCTCGTCTTGGGTGTCGGGAGCCGGGACGAAGGGCTCGCGATCGCCGGGCTCATTGTCGCCGATGGCTTGGTCCAGGGCCTCGATGATGTTGGCGAGGTGGTCCATGACGCCGCCGATCTCGTGGTTGAGGAAGATGTCAACCTTGGCCTCCTTGAGAACACTGCGGAGACTGGTCATGTCGAAGGTGCCGTAGAAGTAGGCAGCCAGCAGACTGCGAGTGCCAGTGATGGTGGTACGGATGTGAGCGAGTTCGGAACGGTTCATTGCAGTGATCTCCTGTGTGAGAGATGTGTGGGATGGGGTAGATACTCGATGTACCTACTGCCCGCCCCCTGCTCGGCGGCTTCTCCCTTTTCTTGGGATGGCGGCGTGGCTGCGTATTGAAATCACTCGCGAATTGTGCCCGCATAAAGAAAGGCCCGGCTGAGGCGCTAACCCCAACCGGGCCCACGATCTGAGCAGGATTTAGGCTGCGGACGCGACCTCCGAATCCGAAGCGGCACTCGGAGCGGCCTTGGTGTCAACGCGCTTGCGGGTCACCAGCTCCGGCTCCGCATTCGACTCAGCCATCAACCGCTTGAGGGACAGGCCAGCGATGGTGAGGAAGCTGACCGGCTTGCCCTCCTTGTCGACGAACGCGCTCGCCTCGATGGGGATCCAAGTCGAGAAGACACCGCCGATGGTCGCTTCCACCTGCAGCTCCGCACGCTCGAAGCCAGTCTCGGTGTCACGAGTGAAGTGAACGCGGGTATTGAAAGTACGCATGTGATTCTCCGAAGAGAGGATTGAGGGCTGATGCTGCAGACACAACATGCGCTGCAATCACATCAACCCCCTCCATCCCGGGGGAACCTCCCATTTACGAGGCAACAAACAACCAAGCATCCAGCTGTGTGTTAGCCGGACTGTGGGCTGTGGGCTGTGGGCTCGGGCGAACTACCCCCCATGACCCCCCTGGATTTGTGCGGCGATAGGAAATGAAAGGGTATCCCCCTCCCAAAATTCCCTCATAAATTCCACATGACCACCCCGACCACCCCGACCACACCCCCAGATAAACCAGAAACCTATAGCCCCATCACTTACTAGTTTTTCTATTCTCCTGGTCTTAGTGGTCAGAGAAGAGATAAGTAAAGGAAAGACAAGCACTTAACCTAGACCAC